TTACAAGAACATTTACAGACTCATAAGACTTGTAATATATTTTAGTTAGTATATATAAGAGACAACTATAAAGGAATAAAGATATGAAAAAAGACGTCAAAGAAGTAATACAAGGTGAAGAACCTCATTTAAATAATTTATTAACACAGGAAGATCTATCATCGTTTAAAGGTATGGTAGACGAGCTTAGAGACACTTGGACCAAGAAACAAATGTTTCGAACAGAAACAGAAGCAAGGTTTTCTGTATTACAAGATAATAGATATCCAACCAAAGCATCAAAGTATTGGCAGTGTGTAAGAGAACAGTCATCATACTTAGATAACTTAATGACATTATCATTTGATTATAGAAGAAATGAAGCAAAAATAATTTGGTTAGAGAAAAAGATAGATAAAGAAGAAGACGAATACAAGAAAACTAAATATGAAATAGATTTAGATGAAGCTAGATTTGCAAAAGCTTCTATGGAAAAAGTTGCAAAACACAGAATGCGAGAAATTAAAATGTGGTCTAAGTTAAAAAAAGAATTTAACGATGGATCATTTAATGACAAAGATGTCAACGTTCACCAGTTAGAATCTTATGGTATGCAGTATCATGAGAAAGCAAAAACTTTAAATCAAAACTCATCAGAAGCTGAGATATTTAATGTAATGGGACAATTACAATCACTACAAAGGATTAAAAAGTCTGGTGAATTAGAAAGCAGTTATAAAGAGAAAGAAAAACTTGAACAACATGGTAAACCAAAGCCGTAAGTTATTTTTTCTTGTAGCATTACCTAGATCTGGAAATACTTTATTTGCAAGTATTATGAATCAAAATCCTGAAATAGCAACGACAGCTAATTCTATTACATTAGAAATATTAAAAGAATTGTTTTTACTTAAAAAAACAGATACGTTTCAAAACTATCCAGACCATAAATCTTTAGATAATATATTAAATAACGTATTTAATTTATATTACAAAGATTGGCCTCAACAAATAATTATAGATCGTGGACCCATAATGGTAAGTGGTAATCCTGGAAACTTTGAGTTAATGCAAAAACATTTTAAACCTGGTTTTAAATGTATTATTTTACTTAGAGATTTAATGGACGTATTAGCTAGTTATATAAAATGGTACACAGAAAATCCAAGTGCGTTTCCAAATAAATATGGCTGTAAAAATAATGAGGAAAAATTATTAATGCTTATGAATAAAGACGGCGCAATTGTAAAAAATTTAAAATCAATTAAAAACTCATATAATTATCCTAATATTTGTCACTATGTAAGATACGATGATATGGTTACTAATCCCGAACAAGAATTTAAAAAAATTTATAATTTTTTAGGTGAACCTTATTTTAATCATCGATTTAATAATCTAGATCAAATAAACATAAATGGTTTATCTTATGATGATAGAATAGTTGGTGATAATATGCATAAACTATTTGATGGACCTGTTAGAAAAGTATATAACCCTTATATAGAAAAAATACCAAAAAGTATTAGAGAAAGATATGGACACATTAAAATTTGATTTTGTATTTTTAGGTCAATCGATTTTAAAATATCAAGTGCCACTAGATATATTTAATTCTATTAATTATATTTATGAAACTAATTATCATAATCTTGCACCTGCTAATGGTCAACTAGTTGGTAAGATAGAAAAAGAACATTCTTTATTTTATCATGGAGAAGATCAATCAAAGATGAAAAATCATAACATGTTACCAAGAGATGTAACAAATTATTTTATGGAAATGTTTAAACACTATTTAGCATTTAATAAAATTAAAGATTATGAAACTCATTTAAATTCTATTTGGGTTAATGAAATGAAACAACACGAATACAATCCAGCACACATTCATAGAGGTATGTTATTTACAGGTTTATCTAGTGTTATGATTTTAAAATTACCATCAACATATGGCAAAGAATATTCAGCAGAACACATACAACAAAACGGTAGACTACAAATATTAGGAGCTAGTAATGGTCAGTTTGCAAAGATAGATTATCAACCACCTATGGACCTTAGAGATTTTTATGTTTTTCCATATGACATGAGACACTGTGTTTATCCCTTCAATGGAACGACAGAGACTAGACGAACTCTAGCTGCAAACTGTGACGTACAGTTTGATCCAATTAGAAATAGAGGTGCAGCTTAATGGACAAACAATATTACATAGACAATCATATAGGTGTATTTAAAAACTTTATGCCTAATGAATTGATAGATGATTATATAAACTATTTTAATAAGTGTGAACAACAAGGTGCAATATATCCAAGGAAAGTAGATGAGATGTTGGTATCAGATAATGCAATAAGCACAATAAGAGACACAAATGTAGCACTAACGTATACAAACAAACCTTTTGTAGAAGGGTTTTTTAAAGAAGTATATCCGTTATATGTTAAAAAATATTCATATTTAAAACAATTAGCAACACATAATATACTTGAAGTTAAGATACAAAAAACTAAAGTTGGAGAAGGTTATCATATGTGGCATTGTGAGAATGCTGAAATGAAAGCTAGAAATAGAATACTAGCTTTTAGTGTTTATCTTAATGATGTAACTGAAGGTGGAGAGACAGAATTTTTATATCAAAAATGTAGATTCAAACCAGAAAAGAATACTATGTTAGTATGGCCTTCACAATTTACACACGTTCATAGAGGCAACCCACCTTTATCGAATGATAAATATATAATAACGGGATGGGTAGAATACGGATATTAGTATGATAACAGAACCACGATGGAAATCTTATATAGTAGAAACTACACAACCAATCTTTACACCTAAACAATGTCAAATGATTATAGAAACAGGAAGAAGTGAGCCTAAACAAGATGCTTATGTTGGAAATAAAGAAGGTATTAAGGGTGGTGTAGTAGATACTAAAACTAGAACCTCACATATTAGTTGGATACCATTTAAAAAAATGTCTGACATGTATAAAGACATAGAAAAAATTATGAAAACTACAAATGGTAATCATTTTGGTTTTGATGGAATGCAGATAACTGAAATGGCACAATACACAGAGTATCCAGAAGGTGGATTTTATGAATGGCATGTAGATAATGATATTAATTGTGCACACGAACCACCTGTAAGAAAAATATCTATGACTTGTTTATTATCACCAGAGAATGAGTTTGAAGGTGGTGATTTAGAATTAATGGCTGAGGGTAAAGTTGCAAAAATAAAACAAGGACATGCTGTGTTCTTTGCATCATTTATAAGACACAGAGTAAAACCTGTCATACGGGGAACAAGAAAATCTTTGGTTATGTGGTTTGGAGGCACACCTTTTAAATGATGATTAAAGCTGCATACTTTCCAACTATTATATATGCTAAAGATGTTAATTTAGATAATAGACTTTTTGAAAAAGAAGTTCTTGCTTGGGCTGATAAAGACAAAGGAGTTAAAAGAACTAATATGAATGGTTGGCACAGCACAACTAACATGCATCAAATACCAGTATTCAAACCGTTAGTTGATGAATTATTTAAAATGCAGAGTGAAGTATTTCAAGAAGAGTGGTTAGAGAGTGAACCTGTTATAGGTAATATGTGGGCTAACATAAATCCACCAGGTGGATATAACAGACCACATCTACATCCTAACTCTCATTTTAGTGGCGTGTATTATATTAAGGCACCTAAAAACTCTGGACAAATAGTATTTAATGAACCAAGATCTGCAGCACATATGGTTATGCCGAGAAGAAAAGAAGGAGAACCACCTTCACATCTATGGAGAGAAGTTCGTGTAGATCCATTAGAAGGTAGAATAATTATATTTCCTGCATGGCTATGGCATTGTGTTGAACCAAATTTAAGTGATGAAATAAGAATATCAGTATCATTTAATTTTTTACAGAAAGGGTTTAATGTTTAGAGATCACAAATATCAAGTAATTAAGAAAGCGTTATCCTATGATATGGCTAATTTTATATTAAACTATTTCTTACTTAAAAGAGATGCAACAAGATTTATGTATGAAAATAACCTACACTCACAGTCCCCAATACTTGGAACATGGACCGATCAACAGATACCTAATACATTCTCTTGTTATGGTGATTTTG